ATGTGTACTTACCATTTAATTCTCTTTTGAAATTCCAATCTAAAACATTTTCTGGAGTAACGATTGAAAGATATGGTCTTATTTCTTGATCTAATTCTTCTGCTCTTGTGTTTGTAGCTACACTTGGTTTATCTAAAACCATAAAACAATGACCATAAATTGATGCGTAGTTTTGTGCTTGTTTAATTACTGAGTTTAAATTGTTACCCTCAAGATCAGCGTCTTTTAAGAATGATTCTAAACTAGGTTCATCTTGCATAGAACCAAAATCTCTACTTGGTCTTACACGAAATAAAAATGATGAATAAATTTGAATGATGTTTTTACAATGATTATCACAAGGAGTGTTTGCAAGTCTTTGATTGAACTCGTTATCTAATTCTAAATTATATCTATTAAGGTATTGGCCTATCATATAATCGTAGCCACCATTGTATGATCTAATGTAATACTCCCAATTATTAATTGTTTCTTGATAGTCCTTGTGGGTGTCTAATGCTTGATTACGATTATATGCCATAAATTATTTCATTGTCCATCTTGTTGGAGAAGAAAAATTGGCCTGAGTAGTTAATGGTTTTAAATAGTCAATCATATAGCCAAGTGCATCATTCATATGATCGAACCCATCTTCCTTATCAGGAATATTTGTATTCTCCTTGTATATTTGTCTTTGTAAACCTTTTATCAATGTTTTGCAAGATTGTGAAACAAAAATATGTCTTTCTCCTTTAGAATCTTTTAGCCTACTATTAACTGAATTTACCCTATCTCGTATTGCTGGGTGTCTATGTTTTACCTTAACTTTAAATCCAGCATTTTGTAATATTGATAAATCTGTTCTTCCACCAGCAGATGTTTTTCTTTGCCTACAAGCTGGGTCAGGATAAATAGTTATAGGCATTTTAGAACCATAACGATCTTTAATTTCTTGGCACATTTCATCAGTATTTGAACCATAAATTACTATCTCATCAACAAAATAAAATTTATCTTTTTCTAATTGACTAACACAAGCACTCATTGGGTCAACATTCATATCTAATCCAATATGTAAAGGTTTAGTCCAATCTATTTGTCGTTTAACAACATTATCTACTGGGTGAAAATTATAATAAACAGCACCAGCATAGTTTTCAAATGTACCCTCAAACTCTTGTCTAAAAGTTCTTATATCAATATCTTGTTTAGCTTGTTCTATTTCTTCTGGTGTAACTATACCACCCTCAATAGTCGTATATTGAAAAGACTCCCAATCATCATCTTGCTTACCTTTTAAATACATTTCATAACTCCAGTTACCATAACCTTTTGGAGTTCCACACATTAGCACATGACCTAATCTATCTGATATTGATGCTCTTAATACTTCAAACCAAGTTCGTTTATCTATATCTGCAAATTCATCTAATATTAAAAAGTCTAATCCTGTACCTCTTAATGAGTCGTAATTATCTGCACCCTTTAATGATATTTGACTATTTGTTTTTCTAATAGTTATAGTCATTGTAGTTTCGTTAATATCCTCAATCCAATTAAATAGATTAAGCATTTCTTTGAGAGTACCCCAGACAATCTCTTTGGCCATTTTAAAAGTAGGTGCTACATACCAGATTTTACGATTAGGTTGAGATGCGTATTTCATCATCTCTGTAACAGCTAAATAAGTTTTACCAAATCTACGACCACTAATTAATATTCTAAATCTAGCTTTCGATTGACTTACTTGATGTTGTGGTTTTGTTAGAGATATTTTCATTACAACCAAATTTTATATAGATATTAAATTTATTAACATCTTCTTTGCCCAACTCAACAATTTTATCATAAGCCTTTGTATATCCATCAAGCATACAACTATAACCATCTATATAAGTTTTTTCAAATTGATGTGGTGGTAAGCAGCTTGTTTTACCCTCTACAATTGCACACATTATTATTGTTAAGACATATTCCATCTACTTTTTTCCTTTGTATTTTCGGTGTGTTTGAACTCGCCAAGTCCAATGGAATATTGCCCTTGTTATCTTCTCTATTGTTTTTAACACCCAATCTATCATTAATAAATCTCACTTCGTTTTCGTATGTCCTATCTTCGTCAATCATATTATTCTAAAATTAATTTTTTTATGCTTTTACTCCCATCAATATTTAACTCTAATTCTGCCATACTCTGAATACATTGATATTTAATATTACTATCAGATTTTAATTGTCTTTTAGCAACACGAGAACCTTTTAAACACTCTGATAAAGATGTTTGTATTCTTGCTTCCTTAATCTCTCCATTAATAATCATAAGTAAAGCTACAACTAATTCTGTCATATAATTTTACCTTTGTTAATTCCTTTTTTTACTACATACTTTTGAGTACCATTAGCACCAATATCAACTTCTTTTTTAAGATTTCTAACTATGTTCATTTGTTTTGTTTTTTGTTGCATATCTTTTATATGATTAATTACTTGTCTATTAATGCGTTCCATTTGCTCTTACCTTATCTTTTAATATTTCAATAGTTTTTTTTAATTCTTCTATATCTTTCATGGCTCTATTTAATTCTACTGTGTTATTTCTCATTGAGTGCATTTCACTATCAGTTGTTTCTTGTGATTTACTTAACATCTCTAATAAAAGATATTGTTCTTGGTCAGTAATTTTTTGATCTGATTTTGAAATTAAATCAGTTTCCATAATGTGTCTTGCAGTTTCTAAACTTGTTATTCTACCTGTAAGATTGGCATAGCCAAATACTGCACCACTAACGACAAGAATTATCCCAATTAAATTAGCAAGTGGTAGCTGTAATTTAGACTCTGAACTAACTTTAATTGTATCGTTATCTTTTTTCATTTCTTCTTCCTTTTCTTTTTAGGCTTTTCTAAAAACATACTATCTACCCAAGCACACCACTTGTCTAATGTTCCAAATATTAAATAACAAAATTTATCAATCATATTCTAAAACCTTTTTTCCAAGATTGAATAGCCCAATATGCTGGAGATAAATTCTTTTGTCCTTTTACTTTAGCAAGTATTGGTCTGAATCTAGCAAAGAAACTTCTCTGTCTAGCTGGTATATTCTTTTTAATAGTCATTGTTTTGCTGCCAAAATTAACTTTCTTAACTCTGCCTGTACTTCTGTCTTTTACAAATACTTTAAATTTTTTAACATCTCCACGAGATGGTTTATTTAGTCTAACAGTTCTACCTTTGTATTTAGCCATGAGAAACTAAATATCATATATTACTCACAAATAAAACCTTGAAAAGTACCACGACCATCATTTAAGAACCAAGCATTTTTATCGCTATCATAAGTTGCTATCTGTTCTCTATGGTCATTACCAAAGTCCATACAATCGTACACATTTATTGGCCTGGTAAATTCTAATCTCTCTTTGATTACTTCTCCCTCAAAACTTAACAATAATAATATTAAATATTTACACATTATCTTTTAAAGTGTCGTTCTCGCCATTTGTTACATATATAAGTATCTTTGACTCCTTTAGTTCTCCAGACTCCACAGAAACCATGTTTATTAGAATAAAGTCCACAATTTCCACAACTACCTCTACCTTGTGATGGTCTAAAATCTTGTGGCATTTGATATGGAATAAACTCTCCATTAGAATAAAAGCTACTGCGTTTCTTTTCCATTTTCTATTAGCTTTCTTAAATCTTTTGCTATGTTTAATGCTTTGTTTAGTTTTCGTAAAGCTATATCTCTTTGAATTTTAACTTGGTCTAATTCTTCTTTTATCTTTTCTTTTTCTAATCTTAATTTTAAGTTTATATTACTTCCTATTCTATGTTCTATTTCCATATTATCTCCCTTGTTGGTTATATTTTTTATATGTTCGTTTTTTGTGTTTATTCATAGATGACATCTTAACTCTACCACCACCTATTGAAGTTCTTTTATGTTTTTTTTCATAGACAACAACTGTGCCAAATACATTACCTTTTTTCTTTGCCATCTTCTATATCTTCAGCTTTTGCGTCTATGATTAATGGTAAAGGTTCTTGTATTGTTTCAGTTTGAGTTCTATCTTTCATGCCTAGATAGTTCTTACTTAACCAGATTTGCATATTGGTATTATCTTTTTTAACAGCTTTATCCCACATCTTTTTTCTTAAACTAGCTTTACCTTTTTCTTTGTACTGTTCAATAATTTCGGCATAATTTCTTTTTAAAGTTCTAGCAGATACATTTAAAACACTTGCTATTTCATAATCAGGACAACCAATAGATGCTAAATTTTTTAATATTTCTATATCTACAATTATTTTAGGTCTACCAGCACCTTGCCTTTTAACTGTCTTATTTGCCTTATTTTTGTCCATTTTCTAACTTT